TGATGCCGGTTATAATATTGCCGGAAGTTACCGACCAAGCAGTCCCGGAACTTTTGATGCAATCATAAATCCTCAGACCTATACTCCAGATGCACCTGCCGTAGGTACAAGATATCTAATCATTGAAGATATAGGCGATCCTAGTAATACAGCACCATCAGAAGTATGGGGCAATCTAGTAGCACTGGCAAATGACATTATAGAATACACCGGATCTTCATGGAACGTAATCTTTAATGCTAGTCAGGAATCCGACACCATGGTGTGGCAAACTAATATATACACAGGAGTTCAATACTTATGGAACGGTGTTTCATGGGTTAAGAGCTTCGAAGGTGAATATACTGCCGCTCAATGGAAAATAATACTGTAAAAGAACCAATAGTTTGTAGTGGTGCATTGTTCTATGCTAAATCTACACGACGTTTCTTATTATTACAAAAAGCGCATGGCAAGCACGAAGGTACATGGGGACTAGTCGGCGGCACTAATGTAGTCGGCGAAACTCCGTGGCAAGGTCTTCAACGTGAAATTACTGAAGAAATTGGGAAGTGCCCCGATATAATTAAAACAATACCTTTAGAAACATTTGTCAGCAATGACAAGGTGTTTAATTTCCACACATATCTGTGTGTTATTAAGGAAGAGTTTGTACCTAAACTAAGTGATGAACACAATGGTTGGGCATGGGCCACAATAGATCGTGCTCCAAAACCTCTGCATCAAGGTTTACGCAATAGCTTTAGTTCAAAGACTATTCGAACAAAACTTCAAACAGTCTTTGACTTAGTTGGTTTAATTTGATTTAGATACGATCTCAGCAATAGCTTCTTGAGAAAGTCGCATAATACCGTCTAGCGTTTCTGCGTGAATTTTAATAACAGTTGTACCATCATATTCTACAATACATGGGAATGTAGTAATACCTAAATCTGATGCTTCAGATGCTTCGTAAATTGGTAAATTTACACTATTGGTTTGCTCCCAATCTAATAGTGTCTGCTTAGTTGTATCTTCTGAAAAAATCTTAATCATGTCGGGGTTCTCCTAATGTTATATTTATCTTTACCAAACCCAAGATACACATGTGTATCTTGTTCCGGAAGTTACTTCTGAAACATGGTGCGGGTACATAAAATTGCTTGGAAAAATCATTATAGAACCTGGTTTAATTTCTATTTTTTCAGTGTTCCACATGATAAAATCTCCACCAGTATAATTATCATTTAAACACGCTAGTACTGATAATATAGGAATTCCTTTTCGCTCCCCGTCAAACATGCTTTTGATATGGTCGCAATGTATTGCCATTTGAGTATTAGCATCGTATTTGTTAAATCGTATGTGTGAAAAACCTTCCCAGCCGTTAAACCAAGGATTAAAATCTTTAAAGTCTTCCATTACATAACGGTTAAGGGCAAGCCAAATAATTTTCTTTAACTCTAAAGACTCTGGAATGTCACTAAACGACACTGATAATTCTTTATCTTTAGAATAATAACCAATCGCAGGATCGTAAAATTGATGTTCACGCCAGCCTAATGTTTCTAGATTATTGACTATTGATTTACACATTTGTAAATCTATACAATTTTCATAAACTTTAACGTAATCTCTAATATTATCAGGTATCATAATATTTTAAAATTCATAGCAACAGTAATTCTAGAATCTGTACTCATATTCTTTTCTACCATATGCTGTAAATTAGACCTAAAAATTAATAGTGCTCCTTCTTCAGGATCAAAAGAAAAAGTTTTAAATGATGTGTAATTCATAGTTTTTATTGGAAGTGGAAACATATCTGTATCTGCTTCAAAACTTCTAAACACAATATTGCCAGAATTTTTATGTGCTTTAACATAGTAGACCGCACTAAAATGATTGCCAGTGTGTATATGGTATTCTTGAAAATCTCCAGGCTCTGAAACATTAAACCAACTATCAGTAACTGATGCAGAGTTTGGCGCACATCCAAATTCTACCGCAAATTGAGAAACTTGATCTGTAACATATTTTAAAAAATTACTAAATGCCGGATCGTTAATCATATCGTATCGATTTAACGTATTAAATGTACTACATCTCCAATCACCGGCAGGCGGTAATGTTGATTTAAGTTCTGTTGCTTTTTGTATAAGCAATCCATTGTCTGGATGCTTCTCAATGATTCGATGAATAAGAGTTGGAAATAAATGATGTAAATGTCCGTTCATTTTATAAATGCCCATGTATTAATTTATCCAGAAAACACATCGTAGGTATGTAATTGTGATAAATTAGTATATCAACACACGAGCAAATTTTATGATCTTAAATCGAAACGTAGAACAACTTTTTCCAACTCCTCTGGCGGTGGTCATATTTGATAAAAACAAATTTGATTTTAAAAAATATGCTGACTTAGTGTTTGGGTCACTAACACCCGAAAATATTGAGTACATGACCGAAAACGGCGTTACTCCTACTACTGATGATTTGCATTTGAAACCAGAATTTAACGAGTTAATTAGTTTGATTGATAACGAAGTTCGTGAATTTTTTACTCATGAATTGGGGTTGGACCCGGATGATTTAGTAATGCAATGTATGTGGTCAAATATTCAACTGGACGGTTGTAGACACCATGCCCATGTGCATCCAAATAGTTTTTATTCTGGGTCACTTTATCTAGACATTCCAGTCTCTGATAATGCAGATCCAGGAGCAATATTTTTTATAGACCCGCGGCCTGCAAAGCAAATGCAACATGCTAACTATAGCAAGTCGCATGGTTTATCTATGAGGTCAAGAGGCATTAAGCCAGAAACTGGAATGTTAGTGCTGTTTCCTAGCTGGTTAGAGCATGGTACTGATATTTGTAAAGTAGGGCCGGGCAAATATAGAATTTCGTTAAGTTTTAACTATGCGTTAACAAAAGCATCAGGTTATACAATGAAGTTAAATTTAAATTAAGGTAATACTATGCCAGTTGAATTTTGGTTTCCTACTCCTATATACTACTCGCAATTAGATGGCGAGCAATTAAGTAACGTGCAAGAAGAACTAGGACTAGCGTTTGATGTATTAAAAGAAAATAATTCTTTTGGGCAAGCACCAGGATGGGGTTCAAAAACTCATCAGGTAAGTGATCCAAGATTTGTAGATAATATAATTGACGATTTTAAATTGATTGCATTAAAAACTGAAATTTATAACCATGTACATAGTTACATGCAAGAATTAAATTCTTCGGTTAATAAGAAATTTAGAATAGCCGCTAGCTGGTTTACTGAAACAAAACCCGGAGAATATACTCGAGTTCATAATCACGGAAGTAGTGATATTTCTGGAGTCTACTATTTTAAAACTAACAAGAATGACGGGGCTCTTACTTTTATGTCGCCTGTGCAGTTGTTACCTGCTATCATTTTTACTAAGTTACAAGATACTGTAACCTATCAACCGGAAGTTGGAAAACTTATATTATTTCCTGGATGGATGTACCATACTGTAGCTGAAAACGAAACAGCCGATGACCGAATCAGCTTATCATTTAATATATACTTTGAAAGATAACGTGTTTAATTTCAAAAAATCGATAAAATTTTATTGCAGTCTTCCTGAAATAAAAGAAAAGTATCCCATAATTCCTGCAAGGAATTTTCATCCGAGTTGGGCTAAACAATCTGCACACGCATACAAGGCCCTAGTAAAAAATACATCTCAATTTTCAAGAACTACTGGTACTATAAAATGCCCCGGAATTAAAGATATTTGTAGCAAAGGTTATATTTTAACATCGTGGTTCGATATTTCAATACTAACTACTAGTAATCCAATAGAATTTCAGTATGCTGTACCGCAAGGGTTGCCTGAGTATTTAAAAACTAGAAATTTTAATAAAGATTTAATTAAATGGTTTTCTGGAGATGTGCCACAAGTATCAATCCCTCTTCCAGCAAGTAGTTTGCAAACCCTACTTAAAATTTCTACGCCCTGGGTTGCATCTATTCCTAAAGGTTGGTCATTAATGATTATGCCTATCCCGTATCCCGATGAGCCTGAATTTACTTGCACTCACGGGCTATTAGAAAGCGGTGATTTTTATGAAATTAATCCTATTATTTCTATACACAAACGCCCTGGCGAGGTGTTAATTAAAGCAGGAACGCCATTATGCCAACTTGTTCCGATGAACACTGATACGATAGATGTAGAAATTTTAGATTACGATAGTAGTATAGAAAAAAAAGAACAGGTATGGAACTATAATGCAGTCCACAGATTCTAAATTATCTATATCCTTAACACACCGTGATAAAATTAATGCTACATTTGTTAAGGCCAATTCTTATATTCTAACAAAGTATTCTGATAGATTCAAAGATGAATCTATCGTGAAATCTAAATTGCTAATAGATTGTTGGGACAAAGAGTTTAAAGCAGAATTAGATCTGGAATCGCTAATTGTTTCGTTTCGACGAAAACAAGATATGACTATGTTTTTGTTAAAATGGTCTTAAATCCATATTAAGTTTGTTGGCAATACTATATCAAATTCTTTAAGGCGATTAGATACGGAATCGGAACTGCTAAACACTTCAACCCCATAGTCAGTACTTACAAATAGGTCATGAACTATAATATACAATTCAACATATGGGCTCCAAGCGGCGTATACTCCAATATTGCCCGATTGTATGTATATCTGCTCCCAGTTATCTATGTCGCTAATGCCCGGCGAATGAGTAGGTAGCCATTCTTCTTTTAATGGCAGTTCATTTACTTCGGTTCCTATAAACCACGGAGTTAGTACTTCAGACATTGTTTTAAAAATTGGCATTGGATATTTAGCCAGGTTTAATGCTCGGCGACGCTTTAATATTTAAATATACTATACTACAGTAGACTACTATGAGACTTTTACCCGGTGAACCGTACAAAATTATTGACAATGTGCTGAGCGTTGACGATTTTAATTTTATTAGACAGCAGATAGCTGGGTCTGAATTTCCTTGGTATTATCAGCCATCGGTCGCTGAGTATAATCAAGAACAGTTTCCCGAGTTTTATTTTACACATACCTTGCTTAACGGAGATACTAACCAGCCAAGTTTTTATTTTAAATTTATGGCTCCGTTAATAGAAAAATTAGAAATAAAATCATTAATACGAGTAAAAGCTAACTTGTACCCAAATTTTAGTAGAGAGATTGTAAATCAGCCCCACGTGGATTTTTCCTTTGACCATGTTGGAGCAGTATTTTATATTAATACAAATAACGGATATACTATTTTAGAGGATGGGACTAAAATTGAATCTAGGGAAAATAGATTGTTATTGTTTAATTCTGGATTGCCCCATCAAAGTACTCATTGCACTGATCAAAAAGTAAGACTTAACATTAACTTTAATTATTTTCAAAAAGAGAAATTAGATGCCTAAAGTAAAATATCATCCTAGAGAGGAATTTGCAGAATCGATAGTACCACCCCCACTACCTGCTTCAAAATGTGTGCCAGGATGGTTTAAACAATTAGAAGGGATTCTTAATAAAGACAAGCCTCATCGTTTTCCAAATAATTCAGCAAATAAAACTATCAAGATGTGTGTGCCAGTAATTGATGCTTTAACCGCTGGCTATATGATAACACTACCATGTGATGTTGCATTTGTCGATCCTAGTGAATATAACGGGCAGAGGATATTATGGGATGTTAGTTGGCGGGTAGCAGACTACCACTCACCGGATCAAGTACGTGGCATGCCGTTATATGAACATTATGATGAGTTGCCATGGAAATGGAATGTTGCCTGGTCTATAGAAACACCACCGGGATATAGTTTGTTGTTCACGCACCCGCTTAATCGAATGGAATTGCCGTTTACAACTATGTCTGGGGTTGTAGATACTGACACGTATGAAGTGCCTGTAAATTTACCATTTTTAATTAAAGAAGGGTTTATGGGAGTTATTCCTAAAGGAACACCAATTGCACAGGTAATACCAATCAAAAGAGAAAAGTGGACTTCTGAGCCTGTTAAGTTTACAAAACATATTTCTACGCTATATGATGATTTGAGATCTGTTATCACCGGCTCGTATAGACTACGTTGGTGGAATAAAAAGAGCTACGAATAATTATGAAATTTGAATGGTACTTCTATAAAAATTTTTATTCTACAGAACAATGTAGAGAATTATCTGCAGTATTAGAAAATTGTCCCCCAGATGGGGTCGATATCCCTGCGATTGATGTTACAAAAACAGCAAAAGTCCATACTGTAAAATGGGGTATAGTTAAACATTTTTTTAAAGATTTAGAAAGTGTTGCTCACTATACTAATAAAGAAATGTTTGGATATAGTCTTTATAACTTTCAAGATCAGGACATGATTAACTACAACACATATTCCAGTAATACTAATGGTGAATACGGATGGCATAAAGATGTTGAACTTGATAAAATTTATGATTTAAAATTAACAGTTATTGCTAATCTGTCTACAGAAAAATATGAAGGCGGACAATTTGAATTGTTTATGAATGGTCCTGTACATATAAAAGAATTAGACGATCCTGGATCTGTTTTAATTTTTCCATCATATTATGTACACCGAGTTTTGCCGGTTACCCAAGGTAATAGAAAAACAGTGTCTTTCTGGATTCCGGGACCTAACTTTAGATAAAATTATGATTAATGTATATTGGGCATGTATAGAAAATGAATGGATGAGGGCAACGGAACCCGAACCAGTATCTTCTTTATTTTATAAAGATCGAAAATATGATAAAAATTATCCCGACGTTAATATGCATCATTGCCCATCATTTAATTCTCATCTAGAAAACATGTTTGCGTTACGATCAATATATTCTTATAAATTTGGTATTAGAGACGGGCAAGTTGGCGCTGATGATTACGATCAAGCATTTTTTGAAAGGCATGTAAACATTAAATCTATTGAGAAAAAATTATTTTCATTTCAGCAATCTTTTATATTTTTTACAGATGAAGAATCATTGCCGGTGACTATGAGCTTACCTCCCTATTTTGAAGATAACAATATTACAGATCGATGCACAGTTATACCGGGAGAATTAGACATAGGAAAATGGTTTAGAAATACAGATCTTGCGTTTTATCTTAAAAGAAACTATAATGAATTTTGTATTGAAGAAGGTGAAATATATTGCTATATGAAATTTCACACTACAGAAAAAATTAATTTTATTCAATATAGACAAACAGATAAACTAAACCTTATGCTGTTAGATGTACTCAGAACTAAGAATTATAAGAAAAAAGTATTTTCAATTGAAAAATTTTATTCTATGTTCAGATCAAAAAAGATAATACTAAAAGAAATACAAGAAAACCTAGTGGAGTAATTATGTTAAATGTAAAAAATATTGTTATTGTAGGAGCAGGATCAGCCGGTTGGATGAGTGCGGCATTTTTAATAAAAACATTCCCCGATATGGATATTTCAGTTATTGAAAGTCCCGATCATCCTACTGTAGGTGTAGGAGAATCTACATTTGTATCAATTACACAATTTAGAGATTACTTAGGCATCAAAGACGAAGAATTCATGCCTGCGTGTGATGCATCATATAAAATGAGTGTAAAATTTACAGATTTTTATGATGTTGATAGCGGATCGTTCCACTACCCCTTTAGAACGCCGGACGTGACCGGAACACAGTATGGGCTAGCTGACTGGTTGGAAATTAAGGCGTTTTATCCGGATTTAGATGTAAATGATTTTACACGCAGTTACTTCCCGTCGGCAGCATTGTACGAACAAAATAAATTTACAGATGTTAACAATGGAGAATTTGGTAACTGGAATAAACAAACAGATGTAGCATATCACTTCGATGCTACAAAGTTTGGGTTATGGTTGCGTGATCACTATTGCTTACCTCGAGGTGTAAAGTGTGTTTCTAATACTGTTGATACTATTATTACAAATGATAACGGTATTGATCACCTTGTCTTGAAGGACGGATCAACTATCACTGCTGATTTATTTGTAGACTGCACTGGATTCAAAGCTATGCTTATTGATGGTATAATGAAAGAACCGTTTACCAGTTATTCCGATATATTGCCAAATGATTTTGCATGGGCTACTAAAGTTCCATATAAAGATAAAGAAAAAGAATTAGAACCGTTTACTAATAGTACAGCGTTAGCAAACGGTTGGGCATGGAATATTCCTGTTTGGTCTAGAATTGGAGCAGGATATGTATATTCATCACAGTTTGTTAGCGACGATGATGCCTTGGAAGAATTTAAAAATTATCTATGTTCAGATAAAATGGTAATTTTGCGCTCAAGAGAAGAAATAGACCAACTTGAATATCAAAAGATTCCAATGCGAATTGGGCTTCACAAACGCACTTGGGTTAAAAATGTAGTAGCACTAGGATTAAGTGCTGGATTTATTGAACCGTTAGAAGGTAACGGACTAATGTCAGTTATGGTATTTTTACAGTATCTGGCAAAATCCTTACTTAAGGGTAAGGTTACTCAATTAGACATTGATACTTACAACTCTGTTACTGCTAGTTTATTTAAGGATCTTGCAGAATTTATTGCAATGCATTATGCATTTAGTATACGGGATGATAGCCCTTATTGGCAAGCAGTTGCAAGCAGAACTTATAGTCCAGACTTAGGCAACGGTGATGCGTATCCATTTGCCAAAGGTGCACCTGCAAGTTTTGGGGCTACATTTTTAGATTTTCAATTTAGAAAAATGTTAAGTAGATTAACACCTCCTGAAAACGGAGTCACTTATATTTCTGTCGGTATGCACCAAGAAGTATTTAATCGAGTTGACCAACAACATGCAACAAATGGCAGGGATATTAAACCTTATATAGATTCAATAGTTAGAAACTTTGACATTAAAAAAGCAATGTGGAAGCGGGCGGCTGCATATAAGAGCACTCTATATAGATATTTAAAAGATAAAATTCATAAAGATTCAGAATAAATGTTAACACAGTTATTTGGGATACCTGCTTATAAAACAAATATTTCACCATTGTTGTATAACAAGACGGAAATACTTTCTGCTATTGAGAAAAATTTTAATTTAGATCCACTACGTAATTATTGGGATAATAAAGAAAATTATAAAAGCAATCTACATCACATGTCGCAGGATTTCAATAACGAGGGATTCATTTCAGTACCTGTTGATCAGCTATACCCGATATATGAACAAGAAATTACAAAATTTTTAAAACAGCTAGGAATGAAGGCCGGGTTTAGCTATGAGCAAGAAATATGTAATTATACCTGTATGAAACAGGGGCAATATATGAAAGAACATATACATACTTCTGATTTTGTTGGTGTACATTATATAAAGTTTAATAGAAGTATTCACAAACCTACTGTATTTTCTAACGATAACGGTTATGCTTTATATCTTTCTTCATTAATTCCTAATATACGATCAAGATTAGATCCTTCTGTTGTAGATAATTCATGGTTATCAAAATATTTTAATTTAGAAACCGCTGAAGACGACTTTGTCATTACACCTGGTATTATAAATCATTTAGTTCCGCCATTTGATCATAGCGACGAGTTAAGAATGACGATTGTAGTTAACATAAAAATATTATAAAAATTTTAAATGACAGATTACAAATTCACACCAATTCGCACTTTTGACGGATGTATCGAGGTCTACGAAAATATTTGGGATGGGCCGGAAGAAACTATTAGTCTAATAGAAAATGAGTGTACAAATGATAATTCTATCATGGAGTGGAGTTTAGCAGATGTTAGAAAAGACGGATATGAGAGTGTCAATGCTACTAGAACTAATCTACATACAGGTATAACTTACTATGCTGAACAAGGAAATAGAATTGCTCAAAAATTGCATAACAAAATTGCCAATCTTTTAGTACCTCTATTAGAAGACTACATGTATCGTCATAGGATATTAGGTATTAATTACCATCATGAATTTTATAATATGTTAAAATATTCAAATAATCAAAAATTTGATGCACATGTGGATGGGTTACCCGGAAGTTCTAGATTTTTAAGTTGCGTATTATATTTAAATGATAACTATATAGGAGGAGAACTAGAGTTTATTAATTTTAATCTAAAATTAAAAATGTCCAGGTCATCACTTATAGTTTTTCCATCAAATTACTCACATGCTCATATAGCGCATCCAGTTATTTCTGGAACAAAATATGCTATCGTAGCATGGTTAGCGTTAAATAATCAAGGATAAAAAATGAATATTGTTATAGTAGGTGGCGGATCAGCAGGGTGGATGAGCGCCGCAATGTTAATAAATGAATTTCCAAAATATAATATTACTGTAATCGAAAGCCCAGATGTTCCGATAGTTGGGGTCGGTGAAAGCACAATTAATGGCCTGCGACAATTCTGTAACTATTTAGGTATAGATGAATCTAGATTCTTAAAATTCACCGATGGTTCATATAAATTATCAATCAAATTTACTGATTTTTACAAAAAAGATGATGGCGGATTTTTGTATCCATTTGGTATTCCATCAACTAAAGGAACCACATATGGTTTAAATGATTGGCTTATTAAAAAATATGCCTATCCAGAAACTCCTATAACCGATTTTGCCGAATGCTTTTCTCCGCAAGCAATAATGTGCAAAAGTAATAAGTTTTTTAAAAATCCTAATTATAATATTATGGATAGCTATGACTCTGATTTAGGTCTAGCATATCATTTCGATGCTACAAAATTTGGTCAGTGGCTTAGAGGAGAATATTGTGTGCCACGTGGAGTGGTTCATATTGCTAGTACTGTAACTGATATAGCAGTTGAATCGGATAATATTAAACAATTGATTCTGTCAGATGGAAGCGTAATCACTGCTGATTTATTTGTAGACTGTACTGGTTTCCAAAGTTTGTTGATGGAAAAAACACTAAAAGAACCTTTCATTAGTTATTCCGATATGTTACCTAATAATAAGGCATGGGCCACACAGTTACCATATGAAGATAAAGAAAAAGAATTAGAACCGTTTACTAACTGTACTGCGATGAACAATGGATGGGTCTGGAATATTCCCTTATGGAGTCGTATAGGTACTGGATATGTATACTCTGACAAGTTTATTAGTAAAGAAGATGCACTAGAAGAATTTAAACAATATTTACAATCTAATAAAATGGTTGTTCCAAGAACTAAAAATGAAGTTGAACGTTTAAAATTTAAAGAACTTACTATGCGAGTTGGAATTCATGAAAGGACATGGGTTGGAAACTGTGTAGCAATCGGACTAAGTGCAGGGTTTATTGAACCATTAGAAAGCAATGGACTTTATACTATACATCAATTCTTATTTGAACTAATTCGTGCATTATCCAGAGGATACCCAACAGAATGGGATAAGAGTGCGTATAATTACGCTACGTTTAAAATGTTTAACGAATTTGCTGAATTTGTAGCAATACATTATTCTTTAAGTAGACGAGATGATACTGACTACTGGCGAGCATCCATGAAAAAGGATTATTTTTCTACGGCCAAACGATCACCGTCTACTTTTGATGCAATAGTTGATAACAGAGCGTTTACACATGTCGCGGCAGCATCGGGTGGCTATTCTTGGATACAAGCTGGGATGAATTATTTTCCGCTCGATCACATTAGCTCAAAATTAGGAGAGATGGAATGCCCAACAGATTATTCGATATTTTATAAAAATGAAATTAACTATTTAAATGCTAGAAAGAAAAAATGGGAAGCGATTATTAGTCAGCAACCCACTTTGTTTGAATATTTACGAGATGTTATTTACGCATAAAGCCACATTTTTTCTGGTTCTACCCAGTGGTCATTAAATTTAGTATATTTTAAAATGTCCACATCTTTCATTTTTTGAATTAAACGGGCCTGCGCTCCAGGGCCATAAAAATATTCAAATGTGTATATAGGGGCTTCAATTTTAGATCTGTCACGGAAATGATTTATTTCGTGTCTAACAACATAAAATTCAGCATAAGGATCCCACGCGGCATATACACCCCATTGCCAAGGTTCACATATTTTTTCCCAAATATACACATCTTCAAAACGTAGTTCTCTTTGATAGTCCCATTCCTCCTTGGGTGGAAGAATAATAGTATCTGAATTAAGCCAGTTGATATCAAAATGATCACCTACACCTGTTAAGAGATGTTCTGTTCTTAAAAAATTTCCAGATATCATATTAGTTAGGATACACAATTACAACGCGGCCGTTATTACCACCAGCACTAATACCACCTGGGACTCCAGCACTACCGCCATAATAACTACTACCTGTAGAAGGTACTGATGTAGCACTTGCGGTGCTTAACGTTATACCGCTTGCGCCGCCACCATAACCCGAACCACCGCCACCACCGTTCATACCGTTTGGCTCATAGTAACCACCTGCGCCGCCGCCATAGTAACCGCCGCCGCCACCTGCACCGTGTGGGCTAGTATTACCGCCTGATAACTGTCCGCCCGCGTTACCAAATCCTGGTGCGCCTGCGCCGCCGCCGGTTTGTGTTCCACCGTAGCCTGGAGCTCCTTGGTATGGGGCATATCCGTTTTCGCCGGAAGTACCACCGCCACCACCGCCGTTATTACCAGTACCGGCACGCGATGAGCCACCACCACCACCACCACCAGTTAGCAAAGCGGCATTACTAAATGCATAGCTGTTATTATTAAACATGCCGCTTAGTCCACCTCCAGTACCATTACCCCATGATGTACCGTTACCACCACCGCCTGCTGGTGAATTTTGATTGCCGGCGCCACCGCCACCGCCACCTACAGTAACGTTAAGTGTAGCACCTGAGTTAACGGTAACTGTTCCTTGGGCAAATCCGCCGCCGCCACCCGGAGCACCGTATGCCCAACCTTGTGGTGCGGCTCCACCGCCACCTGCTCCCCACATATATCCAGTAGCATTAACAAAAGCACTTGCTAGATTCATAGTAGAACCTGATCCTGCATATCTATCTCTCACCATAAATTCGTGATGGCCAGGAGTAATAAATTCGTGTATACGAAATCCGCCCGCTGTATAAACACGGTCTCCTCCGGTTATTTCAAAACGTTTTTCAACGTCGGTTTTTGCTGTGGTATAATTTCCACGAATACTTTTAATAAATGGCATGTTTTTTCCCTTAATCTTTTAGTTAGCTTTGAATGTACCAGATGTATTACTTGCAGTAGTATACACAACATTACTACTACTACCAGAGTTGGTAAATGTACCGCCTGTTTGTGTAGCACTATCGTTAGTTGTACTAGCTATAGTTACCCAGTAATCTGATGCACGTTTTCTTAATGTAATTTCTTCGTATTGAGCTAATGCTCCTGTTTTGGTAAGAGTTACACCACCCGCGGCGGCTAATGTAACAACTTGTGAGCTAAGATTGCACAAGTACAATACGGTGCCGATTGGAAATCCTACTGTGGAATTAGCAGGAACGGTTACTGTTGAGGAACTCGATGGGTTCATTGTAACAGTTTTATCTCTATCTGTTAAAGCAAAGGTATAAGTTGAACCTGTTTGTAAATTTTCTGATCTTAATGCATTAACTGTGCCTGCAACTACTAAATTATTTGAGTTAGGATTAAAAGTTATCCCGCTACTAGCAACGTTGGCCGTAGATAACACACCAGTATTTGTACTATTAAATACAGGGTAATATGTTGCATTGGTAGTAATATCACTAACTGTTGGTTGTACGTTGGCCCAAGACAATACACCAGCGGTAGTTGCTGTTAGAGCATATCCGCTTGTGATAGGATACGCTGACGGAAATGTATAAGATTGTGTACCCGCAGTCGAAGGCGCTGTTAATTTAACATAGCCACTTGTAGTACCGTTAAGTGCAAGTGTACCGTTAAGATTTACAGTAGTTGCACTTGTAGTAGCGCCTAAATTAATTGCTGTTGTTGACCCTGCTGTTCCTGCGTTAGCAATATTAACAGTAGTTGTATTACCCGATGCTGTGGCACCGCCTACAATAGTTGTGGTACTAGCTAAGGTACTGTTGTAACCAATAGTTGCACTTGTTGCCCCGGTAAAGGCATTAAGTGTAGTAGGGCCATTAATTACGTTAGCCGACGAAGAACTATTAACAAGATCACCAGTAAATGTACCAGTAGTTGCTGACAACGGGCCGCCGCCGTCAAAAGCGGTAATCCAGTTTGTACCATCACTATATAGTGTTAGTGTACTACTAGGCGGTAATGCTTGTGTAGTGCCGCCACTCGACGCTGGGCCTTTAAATTGCCCGCTCCCGCCACTTGTTAGTGTAATAATACCCGAAGCACCATTATAAAATGTTTGAGCTTGGCCCGAAAATAATGCAGGATCAGCAATAGTTACACCGTATGTAGTTCCTGTGAACTCTGTAAATGCACCTGCAAGTGGTGTTGTTAACTGTGTGGTGCTTGAGGCTGCTAACGAAGCTGTTGATATTACTGTATTATAACGTGCCATGTTTTTATCTCTCTTATATTTCTAATTATGATGTGCTTGTTTCAATTCCGTAAATGTTAACGTTTACGGTAGCTGTTGAGCAATAAACTGTGATGTATTTTGCACCGGACGTGCTACTTAATACTAGTCCTGTACGCTCAAATACACCACCTGGTGCAACGGTTGTACCGTATTCAATTGCTTCACTGGGTACTAGAGTACCGGTTGGTGATCCTGCAGTCCCTAAGCTAGTACCAATATACAATCTTATAGTTGCCGCAGACGTTGTACTAGTATTAGTAAAACTAACGTTGCATACTGTGTATGTATTGTTAGGTACCATATAGGTAGTAGTAGCTGTTCCAGATCCCGGTGTACCTGTGTATAAAATTCCTGATGACATAATTTTCTCTCCAAATATTTATGTTTAATGTTGATTAAAGAATGCAAGAGCAACAGGTGCCCCGTCAATTCCGCCTGCAAATGTCATTTTGCTAGTTACTAATATTTGGGTATTATTAGTATTACTAATAGTGTTTCCAGCAATATAAATTTGTCCTGATGTTATTGTATTTACGTTCAAAGAGCTCTGGCCGCCACCAATTTGGGCTGTAATAAACGCTTTAATTGCTTTCTGCGTTGGTACTACACTGTCGCTATTAGCTGTAAAATACGGATCTGTACTAAATTGTGTAATAGTAGCCGATCCAACCCCTAAACTTACTGATCCAAGTGTCAACGATTGTAGTCCTGACAAGTTAAACGCTGAAGCGTTCAATGTAGCAGTACCAGTTGACTGTTGAACTCCAAACAAGTTACCAACGTTGAAGTTACCGTCTTGGTCAGTACTTGTAAAGAACACGCGGCCACCGCCTACAAACAGTTCTTGATTAGCACTAACTGCCTTAGTAGGATCAACATACGGATAGTTTGTTGCACTAAAACCACCTGTACCAATGTACAAGAAGTCATGTCCAGTTAGTCGAACGTTACTATATGCTAAGTTTGTTGTAATCAAATCATTGTGTGCCGGTGCCAGCAATGTTGATATTCCTGGATTAATTTGGAATGTAGCTGTATAGTTACCTGGAATACCTAGTACGTTAGTCACACTAACTAATTTATACCAACGACTTGTTCCTGTAATACTACTAAACACCACATTACAACCTGGTTTTGGAGTTTGATATAGTCCGCTTACGTTGACATAAGTACCAATTTGATATAAATCAGAATATCCATCGCCTAGGTAACTTGCTGTAGCTGTCGTGTTAGCTGTACCTCGATTACTAAAACTTGGGTTGCCTAATGCGCCGTTGCCTATACGTGCCACTAGTGGTGCTGTATTAACTTTATTAGGGTCAGTTTGTGTAATTACTGGGCTAGCAAAATATGTCATTCCGCTAATTGTTGCCGCTGTTAACGCAAATACCGAGCCACCACTTGTTGTAGAAATTTGAATTGTTCCTGCTAGTCCCGATGTCGGAGTAGGAGTACCTTTAACATAATAGTATGTACCAGTAACAATACCGCCTGCGCTTGTACCGTTGAACACGATTGGTTGATTAGCTGCCAAGTTAGTGATATTATCAACTGTAATGGTTCCAGTACTTGTTGTACTTGTTGCTGTGACATTACCACGTGGGAATCCACTTCCTGGTTCAACCATTCTAACTTCACTAATCTGATTATTAACTATTCTAATACGACCGCTAGGTTGTGCGCCTGTAGAAATGTTTGTAGCAATTTTACCGCTAGTGTTAGATACTGCTACCCAAGTTGGAACCGAACCCAGTGTAGCGTTCTTAGGATTACCAAATGCCAGACCTAGCCAATTGCTTGCAGAACCAGGCATGCCTGTTGCATAGTATGTCCAGTTTAATCCGTCTGGGCTAGTTGCGACCGCGGTACTTGATGTTGCGATAGCAACAAATAATCCTTGACCGTATCTAATTCTGCTCCAAGTTGTTACACCATTAGCATATAAAGGATTGTTTACGGCAGTAGTCCATGATTGATATAAACCAGTTGTATATGATGGGGTTGTTGTCCATGCGCCTGTTTGCCAGTTAACTGAATAGCATACAGTACCATCGCTTGCTAGGGCTATGAAACGTCCGTTACCGTAGGCAAGATCGACCCAAGTCTTGCTTGGTAGAGTAGCACCTGCATACCACTTAGTTGGATCAGCTTGTGAGAACGAACTTACTGTACCGCCAATTGCGCAGAATACTCCCGCGCCGTAAGCAACAGCCTTATAACCTGATGAGTTAGCAGTAATGTTGCTAGATTGATCACTCCATGTCGTAGTTGTTAAACTACTTGTAGTGCCTGGATAATAAGACACTGCTACTGCTGAACTTGTTCCACCAACCGCAACATATAAATTATTACCGTAGGCTAAACTGTTAAGATTAGTTTTACCGGTGGTACTTGCTGTTGCTGTCCATGTTGCTCCTTGATCTGTACTATAAGCCGCAGAATTTGTAGCATTTGATATTGCCATGAATGCCGCATTTGCGTCTGTAACTGTAACAGTTGGATTAGTTGTATATCCGTAACCTGCTTGAGATATTGTGTAACTAATTACACCATATCCTGCCGCATTTGAATTTGTACTGGAAATAGCTACCGCAAGTGTTCCTACATAAGTTAATGCGACACCATATGTACCGCTTGCGCCTGTACCGCTTGCGCCGTAACCAGATTTACCATAAACTGCGTTGGTAAATGTTGGTTTAGTTGAACTAAATGTTCCTGCGCCGCCTGCTAGGTAATAGTTGGTCACGTTTGGACTTACTGTAGTATCAACTGCTGAGTAGTAGGCGCCACTTATTACTGTGCCTCCGTTACTCCATCCAGTTGCTGTGAAAGGTGCCGCAATAGTTATTATTGGAGCTGTATAGTATCCAGTTCCATATGTTACTGGATTAATGCTCGATAAACTACTTGTAACAGCAGTGATAGTTGGACTAGTGTATATACTACCAGTAATAACCATATCAACTGCTTGAATCTGTCCGTTTAGAACTCGGCATGTTGCTGTTGCGCCAACACCAGTGCTATCAGTAATTACAATAGTTGGAGGTGTAGTGTAATTATATCCCCCGTTAACTACTGTGACGCTAATGATCTGCCCGGCGGTATTTCCTGTTCCAAGAACTGCTTGTAGTACTGCACCCGAACCTCCAACTCCGCCAGTTATAGATGTTGCTGTTGCTCCTTGGCCTCCGCCATATACAATACTACCCCATTTAGAGCTAGCATCTGTTGGTAAGTTACCGCCGGCTGCCCATGTTGTACCGTCTGTAGTTTTTGCTGTTGAAGCAATGCCAGTAGCATTTGATGTTGCAACGAATGTGCCTTGACCGTATGCTAGGCCTGCCCATGTTGTGCTGGCTGCCGCAGTCATTGCAATAGATGTTCCTGTAAATCCTGGGCTAGTATAAGCTAATGCTGGTTCAATGATGTAGGCTGAAGTAGCATCTAACAATGGTTGAATTGTAGTTCCAGGAACTACGTGATCCCAGCCTGCTTCGTATACTGGAACACTAATAGTTCCAGTTAAGGCAGTACTTGCTAAATTTTGACTTGTGCTAACAACCCAGGTCGATCCTGCTCCACTACCAGAAATATTAGCAACAACATAAGTGTTCGGTAGCACTGATCCACCAGTTAATAACATACCTGGATATATTGTTCCCGAAGTTAATGTTCCGACAGTTAGTGTGTATCCAACAATAATTGATGCCGCTGTTACAGCAGGAGTTGCACTAGTTGCTGTTAGTGTAATAGCAGTTCCGCCGGCGGCGTTTGCTGCCGAAGTAGCAACTTTAAATGTAGTGCTGTTTGCTACAATTACATAATATACTGTTGGCAAGTACGTTGTTGACGCTCCAGACCCTGTTATACTTAATCCAGCAATAGGAGCACCCATGTAAATTGGCTGACCTGTATACATGGTTGCTGTACTTGCTACTGTAAATACAGATGTTGAGCTAACTGTTATTGTTAATGGTGCAAAATTTGGACGAATAATACTGGTAAATTTATCGCTTTGTCTGTAAGCAATAATATTAGCATATTGACCAACACCAGTACCACCAGTGATTTGAATTCTCATTCCAACATAAGCAGAACTTAGTTGAATATCAGAGTTGGCAATTGTTACAGAACCAACAGCACCGGTTTGTGCTACGTTAGAGGCTGTTAGATAATTGCTACCGCCAACACCCTGACCATTGTTCAAGTCAACTAAACGTGTTTCAAATACCGATGAATCACGGAATTCATCTTGTATTGTTACAATGTTGTATCCAGAACCGTTAATTGTAGGAATAGCGTTTGTATATGCATTGCCTGCATTTTCAAATTCTAAACGATAAATTGCGTTTGTTCCATCAGTTACTACGTTTGTTATGTAGGCCGGGTTAGCGCGATTATTTAAACGACCATAAATTGGTGTTTCATAACTATCAATACCCTCGGCAATAACACCGTATGTACCATATGATGAGTTGCCGTTAGTAGCACGGATACGTCCACCGTATTCTGCCATATAACCAGCGTATGAGTAGTATGCAAATACTGAAACAAGTTCTGTTAATGCTCCACTACCAGTACACCATACACCGAAGCCGTCGCTGATAATAGTTGTATAGTCGTTAGCAACAATAGATTTATTACCACCATTATGTAATGCGGCATCAATCTTCATACCAGAGCATCCAGCACCAAACAATGTGCAGTTTTGTGTGTATGGAGAGCGATAACTAATCCATGCATTGGCATCGTTTGGACCAAATCCTGCATCAAGACTTGAATATGATCCTGCTGTTGGGCGTTTAGTACCGAGTGAATTAGGTAATGACATTGCGCCAGTCATACCGTTTAAGGTCATATTTCGTAAACCAGAGCCGTTACGTAGGTGGAATAGGTCTGTACTTGTTGATCCGTTTACTGCTGACAAGTAAATTTGTACAGCTCTTGTTGACTTATAGTTACCTGTTAACCCTAAATCGTAAACTAAACCATCAAGGTATTGACCTGCGTCACGGATACATTTAGTCTGGCTCATATAATAACTTACAGTCATTGTTCCGGTTCCGCCTACTAGTGTTAGAGTAGCTTGTGTACCTGCACCCGGAGCAGTTGATGTGATAGTAAGTGACGAATTAGTCGGAGTTGTTAATACCCAATATTTTGTACCTATAACAATATTAGCATCAAAACTTGTTCCACTGAATACAACGGGATCGTTAACCGATAAATTGTGAGCGCCTGAACATGAAATTGTTCCAGTAGCGCCACTAAGAGTAGTTGTTACTGTGCCAGTAAATTGTGATAGTACATAGGCGACCATTTCATTAGCTAAGAATGTTTTATTAGCACGTATGATCTCAGCACCTTGAATTGTAGTCAAA